GAGGGTCGTGCTACTGCATGGTACATGAACACTAACTTAGGTGTAGGTAACAGTGATTATACTCCTGGAGATCGTTCGCATAATGTTAGTTCCATTGAGCAACAATCCACTGGTGTTTACACTGTAAACTTTGCTGATGAGATGGCAGATAATAACTATGCTGTAATGTTTGATGGTAGAGGTACTACTAATTTCCCAGGTGGTATTGTTAGAGCAACAGTATTTGATAGGACAACAACAGGATTTGGTGTAACGATTTACAACTCTATACCTGCTGTAGAAGATCTAAGGGATGTAAACATAGCTGTGTATGGAGGTCAAGACGGAGAGCCAACATACCTATAAATAAATTTTTGTGCTATAATTCTAGAGTCAATGAGTAATTCTATGTTTACGATCTACTCGAAGAAGGGGTGTTCATACTGTGACCAAATAAAAGAGCTAATGATCTTGACAAATCAAAAGTTTGTAGTGTATACTCTTGGTGAACAATTTAGTATACAGCAATTTGAGGATGAGTTTGGCACAACAACATTTCCACAGGTAGTACACGATGTTAATGGCGACAGAGTTAGGGTCGGAGGTACTGCAGAAACTGCTCAATATTTTAAAGAGCAACAACTTGCATAAACATGCTAAATAAAAACAATTAGCATGGAGGTACAAAGTTTTAAACTTCTGTAAACCCTAGCGAGTAAGAAAATGTTAGCTGCATCATTGGTCTTCGGATCTTTCTTTATTATTTTGACTGCTATTGTGTCAGTCATGTTAGGATGGGTACTCCGTGAGTATATGTTCTATCATCATGATCGACCTAACATTAACCCTCCCAGTCACCCTGAGATGTATGATGAGAACGGAAATATAATACCTGAATCACTGATTGCATTTCGATTTGACAATGTTGAGGATGAGGAAGACGACGACGATTAACTTTTGAAATTATTATGGCTAAATTACCACCAAAACCAACGGTTCATGAAGTCTTAGATGCTGTTCATAAAGCAAAGACTAAAGCAAAAAAGATAGATGTACTACGACAGTACGACTCTAAAGCATTAAGATATTGTCTCATCTGGAATTATGATGAGAGTCTTAAGAGTGCTTTGCCAGAAGGTGAAGTACCTTATGAACCAAATCCTTCTCCAACACCAGAAGCAACCAGCAAGCTTGCATCTGAGTACAGAACCCTGTATAATTTTATTGAAGGGGGTAATTACGATATAAACAACACTCGAAGAGAAGTATTGTTTATTCAACTCCTTGAAGCCTTAGATCCACTTGAGGCTGAAGTATTATGTTTAGTAAAGGACAAGAAACTTGCCAAAAAATACAGATGCAGCTTCCCAGTCGTTAAAGAAGCCTACCCCGATATCGTCTGGGGAGGACGCACCTAAGACTTGGAGTGCTGAAGACAGGAAAGAAGCAAAAGAAAAGTATTGGATTAATATCCATGCACCTGATTGTTCATTGGAGAAATCCAATGTTAAATCATTACCAACCAATTCATATTTGGTAGAGTATACTGTTGATAACTCTGATAAGATTCACTATGATATAGTGATTGCTAGTAAAAGAGTAGATGTATTTGATTTCTATTGGGACAAACTTAAAGGTGGTCTTAAAAAGATAGGATACACTAACGGTACACGGAACCCTGCTATGTGGGGTAATCCTCCTGTTCCAGCACCCAAAAAGAAAAAGAGAAATTCATGACAAAGATCCTTGTTACTGGTCATGAGGGATTCATAGGCAGTTATGTCTTGAATCACCTTAGACATGATGCAGGTTACGGATACCTCGTTGATGGTATTGATTTCCCTGATGACATCGGGGATTTTCAGTCTGAGATCAGCATGTTTGAGAAACCATATGATTATGTCATACATCTCGCAGCATTTGCTAACATCAGAGGCAGTTTAGATAACCCAGATGTATTCTGGGAGAATAATGTAGAGAAGTCTAAACCTATCTTTGAATATTGTAGGAGATATAATGTCAGACTACTCTATGCTAGTTCAGCACAGGTAGAGGAGTGGTGGCAGAATCCTTATGGTATTACTAAAAAGGTTAATGAACTACAAGCACCACCCAATAGTGTGGGGATGAGGTTCCAGACTGTTTATGGTGAGAACAGTAGGTCTGATATGTTGTTCAGGATGCTACAGGATGGAGATGCCAAATATATTACCAATCATAAGAGAGATTGGATTCATGTTAAGGATGTTGCTAGAGCAATCTGTTATCTAATGTCTAGTACATACACTGGACACATAGATGTTGGAACAGGTGAAGCGATACCAGTGAAACAATTAGCGGAAGCATTTGGTCAGGCAAATCTACCAGTCAAGGAAAATACACCAGGTGAGAGAGATATCACATGTGCTGACACTACTGCTCTGCGTGAGCTCGGTTGGTTTCCAAGAGAAAAAGTTTTAGAATGCATTCCTGAGGGAAAACCGAACTCTTGTTTCAGATAATCGGGAAAAAAAAGTCGGGAATTTTTTTGAGCCACAGGATTTATGTAACAAATGTTACAGAACTGGTCTTATACATAGTTATGTGTTATAATGCACATATCGTTCATCTCTTAAGGAGACGCAAGTAAGCCGACTCGGAACGGAATCGTTCATCCTATGATACCTATCCTACTAGCTACTTCTTTAACTTGCTCTGATGCACAATTACTTGTCGATAAGATGAGTAAGTATAATGTGGAAGAGGAAACAAAATCTGAAATGATTCAGATTGTTAAAGATGAGACGGAAGGTTGTTGGGACGCAAAAGCCGACTGAAGGAACGGAGTAAAATCCCAACTACTTCAGGAGTAATCCAATGGCACAAGTCACATACCGTGGTGTTAAGTACGACACTACTGCTAAGAAAATCTGCACTGCAGATAGCAAGCCACTAACCTATCGTGGACATTCATATGTCAAGGAGGTAAACACTTGCTCAAAGGCATAAATTAATCTTACTTGGACTAATATGAAGGAGGGGTGGACACCCCTCCTTTTTTGCTATATAATAGACTTATGTTAGGAGGTTAAATGCTGCACATGCGAGAACAGTTGTTAAGAGCAGTCTTAGCACATGCCCAAGGTGAGATTGAAAAGCATAAAGTAAATGTTAATGTTTACTTGGAGCATCCTGTGGGTATTGGTGAGCATTCTGATATTACAGAAGCAATCCAAGTAGAATTAGATAAAATTGCTAGGTATCATGATCAAATAGAAGTAATTAACAAGTACTTTAGATCACCTAGTAAGCAAGAGACCTTAAATGGATAAAGAAAGGTTAAAGTTAATTGTAAGGAACCTTAAGTCTCTAGTCGATGCACTAGAGTCTGAGGTTCATTCGGATGTTGAGGCATATACTCAACCACCAATAGAAGACTATGATGAAGTATGGGATGATGACGATGGATACCCCGATTAGCGAAGAAAAACTCAAGCTACGACAGGATGTGCTTAGAATTTTGCTGTCTAAATACGGTAATAGTACTCACTCAAATCGTGCCATTTATGAATGTGCAGACGATTGGTGCAGTAAACAGGTTACAACGAACGGACTAGCAGGTTATTTTAAAGCGTATTATGCGACTAAAGGAAACGATCAAGTTGGTGAAGAAGGCACTGAAGCATCCTGAAATGTACTCTCAAGAAGAGTTAACTTATATGCGACATGCCAAGAAAAAGGCAAAAGCAGCACTTAAACTGAAACAACTGAAAAAACTACAAAATGACAGTAAAATTGATTCAGGTGACTCCAAATCCTGAAGAGCAAATGGCATATATTGCCAGAGTCTCTAATCCTAATAATCAAGACAATCCAAACTATGCAGGATTGTTAAAGTACTGTATAAAGCATAATCATTGGTCGGTATTTGAACAAGCGTATATGACGCTTGAAATATCGACTACTAGAGGTCTTGCGGCTCAAATTCTTCGTCATAGGTCATTTACCTTCCAAGAGTTCTCTCAGAGATATGCTAATACTAATATGTTAGGGGATATACCTCTTCCAGAACTTCGTAGGCAGGATCTTAAGAATCGTCAAAACAGTATTGATGATATTCCTGAAAAAACTCAAAAAGATTTGGAACTTAATATCAATAGACACTTTATTGCAGCAAAAGACCTTTATAACGAATTAATTCGTCAAGGTGTTGCTAAGGAATGTGCTAGATTTGTACTTCCACTTGCTACACCAACAAAACTGTATATGACGGGTTCTTGTCGATCATGGGCTCATTACATAGATCTTAGATCTGCTCATGGAACGCAAAAAGAGCATATGGACATTGCAGAAGCATGTAGAGAAGTTTTTATTGAAGTATTTCCTAATGTGTCAGAGGCACTGGGATGGAAAGAGTAAAAGCTACTCGTTTTACTAGCGATCCTCCTAAAACTCCCTATGCACCGACATGGGATTATACCATTGCGGAAAAAATGGTTGATATTGATTTAGAGGAACTTACTAGAGTAATATTATTAAAAGAGAAGGAAATTAGAAAAGAAGTTGATCCTCCTAATTGGAATTCTGATTTTTGGGGAACTGATGATGATCCTGGACCAGGTAAAGATAGTTTGACTGCAAAGGCATATTCTTATAATATGCTTGATTGGGATTATCCAATTATAGCTGATTTAAAAAAAGAGATTATTACTTTTTATGATCAGTATTGTAAAGGTACTAATAATACAGATCCACCACCAATTAAGATAAAATGCTGGGCTAATGTTTTAAGAACTAATCAGAAAATAAAGAAACATTATCATGCAACTCATCCATATACTTATCTTGGAGGTCATTTGACTGTTAAATGTGATAATACTTCAACTGTCTATGTCAATCCTATTGATTTTCATAATGAATTTGTACTAAAGAATGTTGTTGGAAATATGACTTTATTTCCAAATTATATTGCTCATTATACTAGTCTTCAAACTTCAGATGAACCTAGAATCACTATTGCATGGGATATTATGCCCGATTTACCTGAAGTAAACCTTGAGTGTTATCCTCATTAAATGACCTCTCTAAATAACATTACCTTGTAAAGTTTTATGGCTACCTATCCTGTTGTTAACAAAGAAACTGGCGAACAGAAAGAAGTCGCAATGAGTGTTACAGAATGGTCTAAGTGGTGTGATGACAATCCTGATTGGATTAGAGATTGGTCTGACCCATCAACAATGCCTGGAGTAGGAGAAGTTGGAGAGTGGAAAGACAAACTTAGAAAATCTAAACCTGGTTGGAATGAGATCTTAGGAAGAGCTCAGAAAACAGGTCAAAATCGCCAAAAACTAACTCTCGATTAGTATGCCACGAAAAAGAAAAACTGCTACAGTAGTCGCTGGTATTGGCATGACTGCCAAACAGATGAGACGAAAAAAACCTATTAATAATGATTTCTTGAATGATGTTAAACCTTTAACAGATAATCAGAAGAGATTATTTCAAGATTATAAAGACGGTAAACATATTTTTGCATATGGTTGTGCTGGTACAGGTAAGACATTTATCACACTTTATAATGCTCTTAGGGAAGTACTAGATGAAACAACTCCTTACCAGAAGATCTATATGGTTAGGTCTCTTGTTAGTACTCGTGAAATTGGGTTTCTTCCTGGTGATCATGAAGACAAATCCGCACTTTATCAGATCCCTTATAAGAACATGGTGAAATACATGTTTGAGATGTCTACTGATGCAGACTTCGAGATGTTATATGGCAACTTAAAGACTCAGGAGACAATATCCTTCTGGAGTACATCTTTTATAAGGGGTACTACTCTCGATAATGCTATTGTAATAGTGGATGAATGCCAAAACTTGAATTTTCACGAATTAGATAGTATAATAACAAGAGTTGGAGAAGATACCAAAA